AAGACTATGCTAAACATACATCAACCATAACTCCTGGTGAACCAGACTTTGCAGGATATGAAAATCCTACATACAAACCGTCTCAACCAGGTAGTGGTGAGAGTATTGTTAAGAAAAAAATCAAAGGTTTCCTAGAAAAAGAAACGGAACAACCGTCTGAAAAAGATGTAAAAGAGTGGGCAAGTGCAGAGTCCACAATTGATAAATATAGGGAACGTTATAAAGAACAATGGGAAGAGAAGCTTAGAGAAAGCGTCTCTAAAATGATAGGGCAACTATAATGAAAACCTTAAAAGAGTATGATAACATTGATAAATCTTGTGAAGAGTGTATATTTGAACACGAACACGAAGAGATTACAGAGTCAGAATACCAAGGCAAAAAGGTTACATTAAATAACCCTATTAGAACTCCTGGTGGACCTAAAAAGTTTGCTGTTTATGTTAATAACGAAAAGGGTAATGTAGTTAAGGTTACTTTTGGTGACCCTAATATGGAAATTAAACGTGATGACCCTAATAGAAGAAAGAGTTTCAGAGCTAGGCACAATTGTGAAAATCCTGGACCAAAAACAAAAGCTAGATATTGGTCTTGTTACCAATGGCGTAGCGGAGCAAAGGTAGATAGTTAAATGAGTAGATATAGAAAAACAATGTCAGAGGCAATGCAGGAAGTCAGAATAAATGAAATGGGTTATTTTGAACCTACTATGACTTCAACACAAATTAATAACATCAAAAATCTTTGGAAGACTAAAAGAGCAAGTGACGTGACACCTGCTGTAAAAGCAATGATTAAAAAGATGGATGTTCCAACTCAATTGGCAATCAAACACGCTGGTATCAATCATCTTTCTAAATTAGTTGAAGATGTCCTAACAGAGGGCAGAATGTCAGACATTGACGCAATGGTAAAAGCTGGTAAGTCAGCTAAAGAGATTGCAAAAGAATTAAAATTAGATGTTAAAGTAGTCAAAGGTATTTTAGGTGAAGAAGATAAAGAATCACCACAAGATATGGTTGACGCTAAAAAATTAAAAGAAGGTTTTAATGCCTCTCAAATAGAGAGACTTAAAAAAGAATACGAAGTATTAAGAGGCAAAAAGATTTCAGTACAGAATGCTAATAAACTATCAGCAATGTTTAAAAATATTCCAGATAGTGGTCTTGTAGATATTTTCAAGGCAGATATTCCTTTCTTATCAGTTATGGCAATGACCAAAATGATTCAAAAGAATATACCTAGACCAGCTGGTGTTAAACTATCACTTGAAGAAGTAGAAGAATTAGAAGATGTACTATTAGAAAATTTAGAAATTACCGAAGGTAAAATTGATAGTAAAAAGTTTGATAGTTTAAAAAAAGGTGATAAAATGACTATCACTTACAATTCAATGATGTCAGGCACAACTGTTAAGAAGTTTGTTGTAAAGAGTAAGAGTAGAAGTGCGAAGTACAACACAGATAAAGTTAAATTAGAAATTGATGGTATGCCAGGAAGAAGTCCTTTCTATCTTTACAAAAGAGCAAACGGTGAAGTATCATTTGCACAAGGTGATATGGCAGCTACAGTAGTTGCAGTTAAAGAAAACTTCCAAGATTGGGCTGAAGCTGCTGAAGATATGCAGAAAAAACCTAAAGAAGATGACGCAGAAAAATTAAAGAATCAAAACGACCAAAAAGATAATGAGATTGCTATGTTAAAGCAAAAGGCCGAAACAGAAAAAGCAAAAACTATTCAAAAGTCAACTCAAAAACAGGTTAATCCTGAAACAGGTGAACCTCTATTACAAATTGGTATTGCATACAAACATCTAAAAGATAAGATTGAAAAAGAAAAAGCAAAAGAAGAAGTAAAAGAAAGTTTAAAAGTTGAAATGCCAAACGGTAAAGCATATGCTATTGGTATGTCAGTTGCAGTTAAAGAAAGTGTTGATGATATTAGAAAAAATCCAAACTGGAAAAAACAACCAGGTGGTGGAATGTATCCTAAATTTAAACATTCTAAACACGGTCAAATTGATATAGACCGTTATGGAGAATGGAAACATATTGTCAATGGTAAAGTAGTAGCATTTTTCAGCCCAAGTTATCCTGATAATAAATTCAGTAATACTGGCGCTACAAGTATGGACCTTTCTGATTATATGAAACTTAAAAAAATAAACGAAGACACTTCAAAGTATACTACACAACAAATTAAGATGGCATATGGTATTGCAAACGATAAACGATACAAAGGTGGTAATTATTCAGGCGCTGTAGCAGCAATTGAAAAGATTGCAAAAGGTTTATCATTACATCCAGATGTTCAGAATGTTCTTAAAAGAACTAACGAAGATTTGAATGAGTTTAAGAAGATGACAGTATCTTTTAAAACACACGATATGATGTCCAAAGCTTCAACTGATTTAGCAAAACAAGGTTTCACAATTAGTGGTAATCAAAAGGCTTTAAAGGTAAATGGTAACGGTGCAGACCTTAATAAGTATGCAACGGATTTACAAAACAATTATGGTGCAACAGTAAGAGCAGAGAGTTATGCTATTGATGAAAGCGCTGACGCAGATAATTATAATCCTATTACAGAAGCTTGTTGGGTAGGATATACTCAAAAAGGTATGAAGAAAAAAGGTGACAAGATGGTACCAAACTGTGTACCAGAATCAACAGTAAGAAAAGAACAAGCAAACCACCCAGCAAAAGAATTATTTGAAAAAATTGAGGGTTTAAAAAACAAAGCTGAGAAATCAGGAATGCCATATGGTATTTTAAAACAGGTTTATGATAGAGGTATGGCCGCTTGGAGAGGTGGACACCGACCAGGTACAACTCAACAACAATGGGCATTTGCTAGAGTAAATTCATTTGTGACTAAATCAAGTGGAACTTGGGGTGGTGCAGATAAAGACTTAGCAAAACAGGTAAAGGGAAATTAAAATGGCATATTTAGAATCAAAATCAGGTTCAATAGAAGAGACAGTAAAGAACTTATCAAAACATATGGAAGATAGTGCATACCAAACTATGTTCAAAAAAGAACTAGAAAAAACTGGTAAAGGTATCGGTGCAATGTCACCAAAAGAGAAAAAAGACTTTTTCAATATGATTGATAAGAAATATACTAAAGAATCAGAGACAAAAGGTCAGACTATGAGTGGTCAACCAAAGACTAAAGTAGATACTGAGCCAAAAATCACATATAATAAGTAAAAAAGTGCTTGCCTTTGATATAACCTTGTGTTATAATAAGACATAATAAAAAAGGATAACACTATGAAAATATATTGTGATATGGACGGAGTATTAGCAGACTTTGTAAAAGGTGCTGAAACTCTGACTGGTAAATCAATTACAGACTGGTCTAAAGGTTCAAAGGCTGAAAAGTGGGGAGAGATTAAATCTAAACCTGATTTTTGGAAAACACTACCTTGGATGAAAGGCGGACAAGAACTCTGTAACTTCATCAAGAAGTACGACACGGAGATTTTATCTGCTTACGTAGAAGATACGTATGATAAGAACTGTATACCAGGCAAAAAGGCGTGGGCATCCACAAAGTTAGGACTTTCTTCTAACAAAATCAATCTAGTTAAAAGAGTACAAAAGCAAAAGTACGCTAATAAAAATTCTATATTAATTGACGATTATCCTAAAAACGTTAATGAATTTAGAGCCAAAGGTGGACTAGGTGTAGTACACAATGGTGACACATCAAGAACTATCAGACTTCTCAAAAAACTCCTAGAAAATTAAATCCCTTATAAATAGTGGTACATATTAAGAATTGAGTACCAATTAACTATTTAAAAGGGAGAGAATACTATGTCTATGCAAACTAGCGCAGATTCAGCTGCAGGAGCACCGTTATGGGCTTGTGCCGCTGCTAAATTAGCACCTACAAGTGCAAATAGAACTAACTTATTTGAAGACGCAACTGCTGACAACTTTATTACAGGTGTCACATTGGGTTTATTTAACTATGCAGATGGCCAAGTACCAGCAGGTGCCGGTCACGCAGGTTGGAACTTAAAAATTACAGGTAGTGGTGGTAGAAATGGTAGAGTACAATACGAGACTTTATCAGTTTTAACTAACGCTGCTTAATAGCAACTAATTAAAGGGGGGTCACTTGACCTCCCTTTATAAATATATAAACAAAGTGATTGTGTCTTTTGGCACAAGTAGAATTCCCCGAAAGGGGTTAACAGGAGAAAAAAATGGCAGATAAGAAAATTACACAGCTTACCGATTTAGGTAACGCATTAGCTTCAGTAGATTTATTTCACATTGTAGATGACCCAACTGGAACACCAATCAATAAAAAAGTAAGTGCAAGCTCAGTATTCAATAATATACCAACTTGGTTAGGATTGAAACAAGCTTCGCAACAATTAACACTAGACGGTTCTTCCGCTCTTGCAGCTGATGTGACTTCAAGTGTGACTGAAATCAACGCAACAGCACAAGCAGGTACTATTACATTAGCTAATGGTGCAGATGGTCAAATTAAAATCTTTTTAAATACATCATCAACTGGTTCTAACAATGCTACAATTACACCAACTAACTTACGAGGTCATACTAGTATAGTATTATCTGGTGCTGGAAAAACAGCAATTTGTTTTTTCAAAAATGGTTCTTGGAATATTTTAGCAAATACTGGAACAACAGCGTAATTTATTAATTGGAGAATATTATGAATATAACATTACACGAACTACAAGATGAAAGACAACGACTTACAAAAGACTTTGATGAGTTGAAGAATAAGATTCAAAAAGTTGAAGTTGATTTAGGTGCTATGAAAGGCAATTTAAATGCAATCAATGGTGCTGTTCAATTTGCAACTAACTTAATCAATATAGCTACCAATAAGGAAGTTGTATTAAAAAAAGTAAAGAAAAAAACAAATGAAAAAAATTTAAATCTTTTATAGAAGATAAAAATTTAGATGACTTTGAGGAAGAAATCCTTGGTCCTGGTCTTGGTACTAATAAACCTATGGCTAGTTTAAAGACTAATAAGAAATCGGAAGACAAAGAAGAAAAAGAGGAAGAATAAATGAAAACTTTTAAACAACACGTAAACATCAAAGAAAGTCTTGATGGCGGCCACGTTGGTACACCTAACGCAGCTTCTTTTGAAGATGGTTCTGTTGGTGTTCATAACATACAAGACCCCGAGGTTTTAAAAAGAGTTAATGCATTTTTAGGTGGTGTAGCGAGTAAAGAATATATGACTGCTCAACACGCTGTAGAAGAAATTAGAAATGACTTAGCAAGAATTGGCTTATTTTGTCCAGTACAAGAAGTATCTGGCGATAAAGGTGATTTTACTGCTGAAATTAAATTTGGTGGAGGAAGATTTGGTAAGGACATAGACGGTTCTGATATTAATGATGATGGTATTTCTCACAAAAAAGAAGGTGGTTTAAAGCTTCAAGTTGAATACGAAACATTAAAAACAGTAATGTCTAAGGTTTACGCTAAGTTAGTGTAATAATGTTTGAAACAATAACCAAACAAAATTGGTTGTTATTTGCAATGCAAAATTATGACAACCCCACTCTTGAAAAACAACAAGAGTTTGATGATGATATAAAAAGGTTCAAGTACCTTAAAAGGTTGTTTCGTAAATACGAAGCGACAGGTGAAATTAAGATACGATTGGTACTAAACCATATTATATTATTGCATAATGTTTTCGGTTCTGATGTCTGTATGACTTTATTATTATTTAAAATAGATAAGGTTTACTGGCCTATACTGAAAACAATTTGTGGTTATCTAGGTTACTTGTACCCTCACGAATTAAATGAGGAACAAGAAGACTTAAAGATAAAAGGAATGATAGAGGAACTATAATGGCTAGAGGAATAGATTTTTTAATTACATATCGTGTAGTCAAAATGCTTATCACACCGTTTGAAAAAACAGGTGCATTTAAAGATGGTATTATTGATAAAGATGGCAAGGTGTTAATTAAATATAGAAATGTATTAGGTAGTAAGAAGAAAAACTACACTCTATTACACAGGTTCGTATTCAACCTTAAAAAAATATTAGCTAAAGTTGGACTAGGTTCAAAACTTGGTTCGTTTGCAGTTGCATTAGCTTTACTAATCAAAGAAGACAAGTCTTATGCTCAGCATAAAGATTTGATTGAATCAACTATAATTAAATACTTAAAAGAACAAAACCATTATGAAACTTTATTGAGTGAAGAGGGTGAGGTACCTGAAACTATCAGACAACAAGAACCTTATATGACGTGTTTTGGTATTGATGTATTTGAAGTTGATGATAAACTAATATCGGAGAAAGAATATGCCAAAACATTATAAAGAAATGGTAGACGAAATCATCAATAAGATGGATGAGGACGCTCCAACAAACTCTGTTGCTGGTGGTGGTGTAGATATGAATCCAACAGGTAAGAAAAAGAAAGATGACGCCGAAGATGTATTGCGTAGAACTATTATGAAAAAGTTTGGTGCAAAAATTAAAGAGAATAATGATATGAATAATGTGGTTTTCAGAGGTGTTTTAAAAACTTTAGATAAATTAGACGATAAGGTAGATGAACTATCAGGTATTGTCAAAGAAGAAATAACAGTAGAAGCTGAAGAAGATAAAAAATCTATTAGAGAAAAAGCAAAAGTATGAAATCTTTAAAAGAATATATCACAGGCTTCAGTAATGGTACTTCTAACTTGGCTCCTATCGCAAGTTTAGGTGACACACCACCTAAAGGTGCTCAGTATAGAACAAAAAGAATGGCAGGTATAACTGCTTCTAAAAATGTAAAAGGTACAGCATTACATACTCACCTAGTTAAAAAGGGTGTAATCAAAAACAAGGAATAATATGGAACTTTTATTAACACTAGCAATGAAATTTTGGCAATGGTCATTACTAATTGCTTTTATAATTATAGGTTTTTTAATCAATATGTTTGATAAGAAAAAACCTAAATGTTATACGTTTAAATATAATGAAATGCCTCAACTGAAACCTCTACCAATTAAAACAAAAGGTAAAGGTTTTTTTAAAGCTATAGCTATGTGGTTATTAGCAACGAGAAATTGGGAACTTACAGCAGACTTCTATTACAATCTAAATGATAAGAAGTATGTAATACCAAAAGGTTTTAAATTTGATGGTGCAAGTATACCTAAATTTTTAAGAACTTTTTTTCTCACCAGTTGGTGTTTTATTAGTAGGAGGTTTGGTACACGATTATGGTTATAAGTATCAGACATTGTTAAGCGCTAATAAAAAAGATACATTAGGAACTATATCACAAAAGAGAGCAGATGAAATCTTTAGAGATATTAATATTAATGTAAATGGTTTCTATCTTATGAACTATCTAGCATACTACTCATTAAGATTGGGTGGTTTTGTTGCGTGGAACGGACATAGAAAAAGAAACGCAAAGATAGGGGATTAAATGATAAAAAATTTTAAAGACATTGTAATATTACTAATAACATCTGGTGTATTAGTTTTACTTGGAGTTATCATCATTGGTGACTATTGGGTAGCATTAGAAGAAAACAGACCAGTAGATGAATCTGTAATTACACTTATGAAGATGTCAGTCACAGGACTGATTGGAGTAATTGGTGGTTACATTGGTGGAAGTAAAAGTTAAAGGAGATAATATGTTTACAACAATCGCATTTGTAATCGGTTTTGTAGCAGGTTGGTATGTCAACGAAAAGTTTGAAGACATCTTAAATGCTATGAAAAAATTAAGAAAGAAATAATATGTTTGGTTCTATGAGAATGATAATGATAGGTGTAATGGTTGCTGGTCTTGCCGGTGCTGGTGCCTATGTTATGAAATTAAGGTCTGATAATGCTACATTAAAAGCAAATCAAATCAAGTTAGAATCTGCCGTCACAGAGCAGAAAGAACTCATAGAAAACCAAAAGATAGATTTTAAAAAAATACTAGACGCTAACAATAAGATAAATCAG